GGCGATATCAAATCGCAGAACCGACCCTCCTCAAGGTTTTCTTCTATTTGTGAGATCAAGGACCGTGGACCTGTGATCGTGACTTGTTGATAGCAATGATTTGGCATTATACTTCTCCCTCCTTCTTAGATAGCTCGAGGTAACTTCTCAGAACCCCCACACTGAACCACTGACCACAGTCCTCAAGCTCAACATAACTACCGTCCGCCCCAGTGACGTAATTGTAAAATGTGTTGGTGTACCGCTGTTCATTGGATGCTTGAAAATGCGCATGCTTTAAGCCCATGTCTCGAAGTAACTTGTTAACTTCTCCGCAGTTGAGTTCAGCCTCCTCAAAGGTCTTTGCCTTTGGAAGCTCGATCCAAATAGACGGCACGTTGAATGGTGATTGTTTTGACATGCTGGTAATCCTCGTTGAAAATTAATTTGTATTTGTGTGTTATCACCATGTAACTTGTATGTTAAGTGAGGGTAGGATGTTATTTTGGCAGGGGTCACGGTCCATGGGTCAGTTTCCCCTGATGACGGTGAGAACACTATAGACGTTTTTTACACAGATTTTATTTTTATTTTTATTTTTCATTTGAATATGATGTTCTCACTGTTCTCACTGTTCTCACTTCCTTTTTACTATAGTTCAAACCAGCCCCAATCTGAGAACACCTGAGAACATTGAGAACACCCCTTGGGAGAATAATGCCTATACTGGAATGCCAACCCTCCCTTGTTGCCGTTGCAACCGTTCTCACCGTGCTATAACTTGTATCCAGAAAACAATGAGGTTCAGATGGCATCTGTCAAAAAAAAGATCGAAGAAGAACACGGTCGAACACTGACTAACAGGCAAACAACTTTTGCACGTTACATAGTCGAGGGAATATACTCCAATGCGGAATGCGCGCGTAAGGCTGGCTATTCACATGAGGTGGCAAACAACCAAGCGTCAAAGCTACTGAATGGCAGAGAGTATCCTCATGTCCTTGAGTACATCCAAGACCTAAGAACGGAACGAGAGAGGCGCTACGGCGTCACCACACTGGGTCAGCTAGAACGACTGCACCAACTTAGTACTGGGGCAGAGGAGGCTGGGCAATTTTCGGCGGCTATCAATGCGGAGAAGATACGTTCCGCCCTGGGCGGTTTGACAATTGACAGGCGAGAAAACATCAACACCATTGACCAACTATCGAGAGATGAAATTGTTGGTCGGCTGGCTGATCTCCAAAAGAAATATCCACAAGCATTTATGGTTGACATAACACCGAAGGAGAAACCCGATGAGCAAGGGGCCGGAAGCAAACTTTTGGAACACGATCCGAAACAATCTGCCAAAAAAGTGCTTCGCGACAAGGATTGAAAACAAACATGGAGGTGGAGTTCCTGACGTTCATGCTGTCTGGGACGGCCTACCTTTCTGGCTCGAACTCAAGGTGACTAAATCTAACGCACTATCCATCTCCCCTCATCAAATTGCTTGGCACATGGCATATTGTGCTAGAGGAGGCGCAAGTTTTTACTTAGTAAAGAGGTCCTTGACCCGTGAGCTACTTTTATTTGGGGGTGAAATGGGCCCAGCTTTGGCGGAAGGTGGGTGTTCTGCGGCCCATGGGCAGGTTTTCGCCGATGTGCCCTCCTTTTTCGCTGGTTTTCGCTCGATCTTGCGGCCCGCTGCCGATATTCTTTAGGTCTTGCGGCCCGCTGCCGATATTCTCCTCGCCGAGGAACGAGGCCCACAAACACTGTGCGCTTTGGCGCTCCATTCTTTTTCTTTTTTCTTGGAATATTGCGCGACTAGCGCACCTTTTTTAGGAAGTAAAAAGAGGAGCCGAAGCTCCCCTCTCCTAATGTTGAACGATTGCGATTGACTTGGCAGGGCTAGATCCTTTGCACAACTTACAAGCTGTACACTGAACTCTACGTCCTGCCTCTTTTGAAGCGGGGCAAAGTATTTCCTTGGTGGTATCCAACTCACCTAGGTCTGCGATCACTCTGAACGTGCGGTGCCCAGCTTTCCAGTGCTCGATTGCTTCGGCCATGGTGTCTGCACTCTGCATCGCTATGTCCGGACGCCACCCAGACTGATGAGAGTATGCCAGCCATGACTTGCATTGCTTGAGCAGTTGTTCCCATACCCATGCAGGTGCGGCGGCTGGATCCCCGTAGGTTCCGATCCGAACGATGCGGTCAACCCCCAAGTCTTGGATGGTTTTTGCCACGGGGTAGACCCCACGCTTGTAGGCTTTGTAGACGATGGTTGGACCTTGGCCCAGGTTGACGTAGCAGTCTCGCTTGACCGCTTGCTTACGAACTGGGTCCGTGGTTGGAGTTCCACGAAACTTGCAGTCTCCGCAGATGCTGAAGTCTTCACCGGACTTGCTTGCCTCGAGTGGCGAGATGTCTGACCGTATGATGTAGGTCTGCAATACCTTGCCGGTCTTGGTGTTCCGGTCAGAGTATGTGGCGATAACGACAATCGGTTTACCATCCAAGAGGCTTGGCCCGTTGTATATGATTCCGTTCTTCATGTTGATGCTCCTTAGTTGAGGTGATGCGGGGACCGATCAGCCCCCGCAGTTAGCTTAGTCTATCGTGGTGGTGAAGCTCAATTCGCCCAGCGCTTCCTGAACTCTCTCACCGAAGTCGACGTCTTCCTCGATCATTTCAGCTATATCCTGACGGTAATCTTGGATATCAAACTCGGCGACGCTGTCTGACATGTCAGCGACCCTCTGTTCGATACGTTCGTCCACCTTGTCCTGAATGATGGCCATGATGAGATCGGCGAGTTGATTGACATTATCCATAGTGCTTGCTCCATTCTGAAGTTGATTTAGATAAGATACCATTCTGTAGTATCTCCGACTTGTATGTGTCGCCGTACTCCCAACTGCCGTGAGTGTATGGGGACTTGGCGGCGACGTACCAGATAGCGAAGGGCGAGCCCTCATTTTCTGGCATCTTACGGGTAGCGAGGATACGCCACTCCCAACCCCTACGGTCGTTCGTATAGACCGCGTATGGCTCTTCGACGGGTTGAGTTTTCTTAAATGGATTCGGCATTGTTGCTTCCTTCTGGTTGGTTAGTTGGAGCGGAGAGCCGAGGCCCTCCGCAGTTGGTAATTACTTAAAACGGTATTTCGTCCTCGAGCTCGGCGTTGAGGTTAGCCGCCTCGAGATCAACTACCATCTTCTGCTCGGCAAGCTCGTCTCGCATCGACTCCGCGTCGTCCTGCGATATCTGAACTGTGTACTCAACTGGCTCGTCGAACTTGAGATACTTGAGGTAATGCTCGGCATCATTCTGAATGGCGGTATATGCTTGGACAACCATGGCACGAAGCTCGTCGTTTATGTGGCGAATCGTGCTGTAGCTGGCCTCCTCTCCACCGTGCTTGGTGATGAATCGAATAAGAGCCTTTGCTTGCTCCAGACTCAGGTTATTGTTGATCTTAGTTGCCGCAGTGTCAGTATAGTTATAAATAGCCATGATGGCCTCCTGTTTTGGTTGACATATACAACGCACATGGAACTCTGTGCTGATTGTCACGTCTGCCCTCACATGTTAAATCGCGCAAGGAGCGCCCGCGCGCGACGAGGAATCGTCAAGGAATGTGAGCAGAGCGTCCTAAGGAGTATGAGCGTGGTCGCGATTACTCCTGGTATGATGCAACGTCACAGGGTTCTGGTGCTGCGTCATGGTATCACAAACACTGAAGGTGCGTCTTGGCGCGAGACACCATGACGCTGCGACAGGTTCCTGTGATGTAGCGTCATAAGGCACCTTCCGACCCCCGAGCTTTTGGGCGAGTGGGGTTGACGACGCATTTAACAGTGTGCCACCAGGAGGGATAATCCGCACGGGGGTTCATGTGTGTGTGTGTGTGTCGTGAGAGAGCGCACCTGGGTGGCTGGCAAGGTTCTCCATGATGAGCAACATGAAGCGTAGAGACTACCGAAGGGAGGCTCCGGTGTAATGTTGCTCACCGTGGAGAATCCGCAGACCCGCCCAGCGCGCATATTGGATCTTGGAATGCGGACAGCGCGTCAGCGCCGCATCTTCCAAGTGGTGGAGCTTTCGCGTATAGCCTGATCCAACGGGGCGGTTAGCCGTTGGTCGACCGCAGTTCGAAGACTGCACGATCTGAAGGATCGTATGCGTCAAGGATCGAAGCCCGTAAGGGTGGAGACTTTAGGCTCCATTCACGAGAGCCTGCTCGGACGCCCGACCGATCGATCATGAGACGTAACTTGCCCAGCGCAGGGGGACTAGAGACAATATTTATTTCCCCAGGAACATTGGTGCACATAAGCTGACTCAACAGCATCAGCGTCCTACCTTCCCTTCCTTCTCTTAGAGGTGTTGCGCGACTAGCGCACCTTCTCTTCCTTCCTTCTCTTCCTTCCTTCCTTCCCTTAGAGGTTAGCGCGACTAGCGCACCTTGTTACTTGGGGGTTACTGTGGGAGTTTGTAACGGATGAAGCAACGATCTGGACTGACGGGGGCCCCCCTTTTCAGCGGGGGTGACGACTGGCCTGGCCTTATAATGTTGGTCAGACAAATTCATTCAACCCTAATTCCATTGCGCTTGTATGCAGAGAACAAGTTTGCCCTTAAAATAATATCCACTATATTTTCGTTTGAGATTAGGTTACTCTGCAAGAAACAGTTCAAGGATTATGGTATATGACATCGTATGCGTCGTTTCTTCCAGGCCAAGGTCCAGGGCTCGCGGGCCTTCAACAGCAGCCTGCTGGCGTTCAAGACCAGATACAACAGCTTCAGAACGCCCAAGCCCCTGCAAATTACAGGTCCCTCCCCCAAGTCAACCAGTTTGAAGGGCTTCAACGGGCCGAACCTCAACGGCAACCTCTCTATCAAGGACAGGCTCAACAGGCTCAAAACGCCCAACAACCTTCCCAGCAGCAGATGCAGCAGATGCAGGCGTTTCAACAGCAGATGCAAGAACAGATAGCTCGACAAGAGCAGACGCCCCAACAGCAGCAGATGCAAGGAATGCAGACGTCGCAGCAAGCACTCCCAGGAACTACGGGTTCGCTGCAAGAACTTATGCTGCGCCGAAGGCCCACGGCCCCTGCTCCACGGCCCCCGAAGGCCGAGGGCCTTGGCGTAAGTAGTTTTGGCGGGGCTTCCTCTAATGACATGCAGCGAATGTTGAACCGAGGTTCGATATCTGGGAACAACATGGGCGATGTCCAGAACCAGATTGGTGAGATGGAGGCTGCTGCTGCCCCGCAACCGAATCCGAATACTCCTCGTCCTCCCAATCCTTTTCTTGCGGGGAACGATCCTCAGCAATATCCGATAGGTGCGCAGATCAGCCGAAGGATCGCGCCACCTGCTGGGGGGATCATGGACCAAGCTCCACCTGAGATGGCCCAGAACATTCCTTTGATGCAGAACCAGATGGCCCCTGTTCCTGGTTACGGACTTCCTCCTGTTCCGCAGACATCTGCTGGCATGGGTTTTTCTCCTCCTCCTATGAATCCGATGCAGGGTGGTTACGGCTCTGCTGGCATGATGGGCATGGCCCCTCCTGGGATGGCACAGATGGCGGCGTTCCCGCAGCAGACGATGCAGCAGGGTGGATACGCTCCGATGCAGCAGGTTCGAGGTTCTCAGAACAGTCCTCCTATACAGAGCCCGTTTGTTTAGTAGATTATTGATTCGAGGTATGATACCCGTGGACCACGGTCCCTGGTTTGAGAGGTAAGATAGATGGCGCTTAATAAAGAGACTATTAGCGAGTTTGGTGTAAAACAGATCCATGACGGCAAGGGTACATTTAAAAACGACTACAGAGACCAGACCCCTGCCCAGCGCGATGCGATGTTTAAAAGTAATGACAACGACAACACTCCAGCCGCCGCAACGACGCAGATGGCTTCGGTTGTCAACGCGGCTCTTGGCAAGACTGGCCCCAAGACTTGGGGTGAATTTACTTCTGGCACGGACCTTGATTCATTAAGCGATGCCCAGTGGCGCAAGAAGCACGAGTCTTATTCTAATTATCTTTTGGACGACAAGTTTGGTCTTGTAGTTAACAACTCGGCTCTTCCGGCGCATGAGGAGTTAATGAAGGCTTCGGGCCAAGTTAGATCTAGTTATTCGAACGCGGCTCACAGAGATCAAGAGGCTTTAGAGGTTTTTGATCAAGCGAAGTACGACAAGGACACTCGTCAGTTTGAGAAATTAGACTTTTATAAATGGTTAGCTGTAAACATAAAAAACGGCAGGGATGACCTTGCCAACTCTGACTACGTTGGGCAACGTGAAGAGTACAAAAGACAGGTTGATCAGAACTTAGGCATGAGTAGTCGCGCCCCTGCCCACGTTAAACAGAAGACGTTTGAGGAGTTTGACCCTGGATTATTCACTGCGGGGGACGATTACGGCCAGTTTTCTGGTGCGTATAGGACTCAAGACGAGGCGGACACCAAGTTTCAGGGCTACTACACTGGGGAATTGGACAAGTTAGGCTACGGAAACTTAGCAACAGAGGGCTTAGGCAACGCTGGCTACGTTTCGGCGTTAGAGGATGCCACGAACCGCAAGGGCATATCTGATCAGATCTCGGGCCTTGGTTACGGGTCCATGGTTAACCCCAATATGACGGCGGATCAGCTTAATGCGGCGTTTGGCGAGGCTACTGAGCGCAACAAGTTCAAGGATTTGCTTGACGGGATGGGCACTGAGTACGGAACAATGGACAGTGCGTCGAGTTTGGGCAGTTTATACGACACAACCACCAAGTTAAACGCTGCAACAGAGGCTGCGCGTCAGCAACAGCAGCAACAGCAGGGCATGGCGGTGGCAAATGCGGTGGCGGCGGACAAAGCACAGCG